TTTGTTGTAAACCCACGGTGGATCAGGTGGTTATCCCACCTGATCGGCCTGGTGTTCAGGTGCCCCATGGCCCCTCTCCTGTTCTTCCGCCGCAATCTTGCGGGGAGGTTCAGGAGGAGGGGCCGACTGGCGCTCCTGCTGCCCCGGTGGTGCCTCCTCTCGAGGAGGCGTCCGAGGACGTAGTGGGTGTGTCGGTCGCTAGGAAGTCAGTGTCTTCAAAACTTCAGAAGGCGGGCGGTCACCTACGCATCTTACGAGATGTGTGGGCAGCGGCCGTCGCTTCTGTTAGTGGAGAAGTCATTGACAAGACCCGGGAGCTCAGAACCCAGAATCAGAGGTGGTTCTGGGACGGATGGATGTGGCTCCGAAAGGTAGCTGTGCATTCAGGGTACTGGAGGGCTTGCCGTGAACTAAAGTTGTTCGCGGGGCTCACCAGGAGAGCGTTTTGTCTCTCACTCCCGATGAGTAAACATCGGTTGTTACGCCAAATGCCAGCCCGGTACCAGGGAACTTCAACGTGGGGATCGCTGTCCTTTATAGGACGAGCTTTACCCGCGGGAGCAGATAGGGAGGTCCAGAAGGCTCTCAAAGATCATCAACAAAGGTTGACGACCCCTTTTGAGTCACCTGAAACCGACCTTGAATCGCTCAAGAAGTTCTCTCGTAGCTGGGCCGTTAGGTATCTCCCTAAGACTGCTCGCTGGTCAGACGTTGCCAGGCCCCTAACAGGGCCTTCAGCGACATATGGCTACAGGCGGTCTGATGGAGGCTTAACGGCTGAACTTTCAGAGTCTCTTCTCCGCGGCGAATTGGACCCACCAACGAAACCCTCCTTTGTTCCTTGGAACATTTGGATGGGTGTTGTTGGAGAGTTGGGTCAATTCGAAGCGGCCCACGCTGAATCCATTCAGGGTGGGACTCCCCGAGGGAGAGTAGCCGTCGTCCGGGAGCGCGGTGTCAAGGTCAGGGTGGTGTCCGCTATGCAGACACCATCTTTGGTCCTTGGTCACCTTGCTCGCCGCCGACTAGTCATAGGACTACGTCGGTGGAACCGTACAAAAGCCGTTCTCGCTGGGAAGGAGAAGGACGCAGTGCCTTCCTTAGTTGGATCAACAGGGGAGTTGATCAGCTCTGACTTGACTGCTGCTTCGGACTTGATTCCTCTAGACGTCGCTTCGGCGGTCGTCCAGGGTCTCGTGTCCTCAGGCCGGTTCCTGCACGGGGAAGCCTTAGGGCTTTCTCTGTGTACTGGTCCTCAACACCTCACATGGCCAGATGGTTCAGAAGCGACTACGAGTCGGGGGATCCTTATGGGTCTCCCGACCACGTGGCCAATTCTGTGCATCTACCATGGGTGGTGTTGGGATCAGGCACGGAAAGTCCAATCAACCTTCCGTACGGAATCTGGCGGACGCCTTCGATCTAACGCAGTTATCTGCGGTGATGATCTGGCGGGAGTAGCGGTCAAGCCAGCTCTAGACGCCTACCAGTCTGCCTTACGGCGGACTGGCGCGGAGTTTAGTGAAGGCAAGCACTTTGTCTCGTCCATCCGTGGGGTATTTCTCGAAGATTTGTGGGAACTTCGGGGTGAGAGGGTGGCTGTGACTGAT